TTATTTAATGTTCATACGCGTGAACTTCCAATAGGTCTACTTACATATGTAACTAACTTTGCTGCTAAACGAGATTATGGCACAAAGATAGATCCTCAATTAATAAAAATAGATCCTATAAGTGATAAAGAATTAAATTTGTTTATTGATTCTTTATCATTACCATTTCCAGTTAGAGACTATCAGTTCATTGCAATTCAAAAAGCAATTGCTGTTAAACGAGCTATTCTGTTATCTCCTACAGGTTCTGGTAAATCTTTAATAATCTATATTTTAGCACGCTTTATATTAGAAGCGTATAAAGATAAAAAGATATTAATCATTGTTCCTACAACCTCATTGGTTGAACAGTTGTTTACTGATATGGAAGAATATTCTGCTAAAGATGAAGTCTTTGATGTTAATGAAGAAATTCATAGAATATACTCTGGAAAACCTAAAACTAATTTATCAGAACGTATAGTGATATCTACATGGCAATCTGTATATAAATTGCCTAGAACATGGTTCCATCAATTTGGTGCTGTGTTTGGTGATGAAGCACATGGATTTAAATCTAAATCTCTTACTTCAATTATGAATAAGAGTGAACGTGCTAGCTTTAGAATAGGTACTACAGGTACGCTTGATGGAACACAAACTCATAAGTTAGTATTAGAAGGATTGTTTGGTAGAGTATTTAAAGTTACAACTACTAAAGATTTACAAGATAACAATACACTAGCAAAATTAAAAATCAATATGCTTGTGTTAAAATATCCAGAAGATATAAGAAAAGAAAACAAAAGAGATTATCAAACAGAAGTTGATTATATTGTTAGACATGAAAAGCGTAATAATTTTATTAAGAACCTTACGCTTGATTTGAAAGGCAACACGCTTGTTTTATTTCAATTTGTAGATAAACACGGAAAGGTACTGTATCAGCTTATAAATACTAATGCAGCGGCTAACAGGAAAGTGTTTTTTGTTAGTGGAGCTACAGAGACTTCTGATAGAGAAGCAATACGTAGGATAACGGAAGGACAACAAGATGGAATTATCGTCGCCTCACTTGGTACTTTTAGTACTGGCATTAATATTAGAAACCTTCATAATATTGTATTTGCTACACCGTCTAAATCTCAAATTAAAGTTCTCCAGTCTATTGGACGCGGATTACGTAAATCAGATAATGGTGTACCAACGAGACTCTATGACTTCGCCGACGACATATCATGGAAGAAAAAACAAAATTACGCACTGGCACACGCAGGCGAAAGATTAAAAATTTACAAAAACGAGAATTTCGAGTATACTGTACATGAAATTGACTTATAAACTTATATAAATAACATTATGAAAGAACCATTCCATATGAGATCTACAATCGAACTGCGTCAATTCAAGTTGACCAATCAGGAAGAAGTAGTAACAGAAGTATTGGACTTCGGAGACGAAGACACTGATCACGCTATTGTCGTGCGCAACACTATGAAATTAGTAAATGTTGAGAATATGCATTCAGGGATGAGGTATTATGCCTTTAGACCATATATGCTTTATCAAGGTGACGGTAGTCACGTACAAATTATTAACCCTGGGCATGTAGTATCTGAATGTTCGCCGAGTAAATTGCTTGTAGAACAATATCAGAAGGCTATTGAAGAACGTATAAAAGATGAAGATGGTCTTGCTTCCTTAGATGAGACTCGAAAAGCTATGACGGATTATCATAGTAAGATGTCAGAATTGATGAAAGATAGGTTAACTGGAGAAGAGCTTGCTGTAGCAGCTGAGTATGATTCAGACGCCGGAGCTAATGTTATTCGATTCAAGCCACCTGGAACTATGCATTAACAACTCCCTACGAGTATACCCCATCCTCAACTAACTCTTCTATTATACCACAGTTTTTAACAAATGTACACTACTTTATGCAATAATATGCATGTTTATTTCAACAGTGACAAATATATCACAGTGGATTTAATTTCCATATCAGAGCATAAAGTCCTTTACATTTCGGCTAAAACAGTATATAATAGTCTTATATAATAAATTATCAACTAAAGTGAGTATTATGGTTAAACCTAGAGAAAGACCCCACTACGTCAATAATGCTGAATTCTCTCAAGCAGTAGTGGATTATGTTACAACAGTTAACGAAGCCAGAGAGAAAGAAGAAAAATTACCAGTAGTAACAGACTATTTAGCAGGATGTTTTCTAAGAATCTCAGAAGGCTTAAGTCACAAATCTAACTTCATTCGATATACTTATCGTGAAGAAATGGTTATGGATGCTGTTGAGAATTGTCTCAAAGCAATAGAGAATTATAATTTAGCAGCAGCTACTAGAACAGGTAAACCTAATGCATTTGCTTATTTTACACAAATTTCTTGGTATGCATTTCTTAGGCGAATCGCTAAAGAAAAGAAACAACAAGACATTAAATTTAAATTCTTATCTCAATCTGGTATAGAAGCATTCCTTGATACATCAGGCGATAACGCATCAGCAAATCTAGTTCAACAACATTTTGTAGATATCCTTAAAGGTAGGATTGAAAAAGTAAAAGGCTACGATACTAAGCTAAAAGATTATGTTAAGAAAGAAAAAGTTAAAGTTAAACGAAAAAAAGTAGTCGACTCTGACTTACAGGACTTTATGAATTGAAAATTGCGATACTAAACGATACTCATTGTGGAATCAGAAATTCATCTGATGTCTTTATTAAGTATCAAGAGAACTTTTATAATGACGTGTTCTGGCCAGCATGTGAAGAAGCTGGTGTAAAACATATTCTTCACTTAGGCGATTACTATGATAATCGAAAATTTATTAACTTTAAAGCGTTAAACTCTAACCGAAGAGTGTTTCTAGATAAGCTAAGAGACAGTGGTATTACTATGGATATTATCCCAGGTAATCATGATACGTTTTACAAGAATACAAATGACTTGAATTCATTAAAAGAATTGCTTGGTCATTATATGAATGAAGTACATATTGTAATGGAACCAACTGTTTTAGAATATGGTTCATTAAAAATGGGTTTAATCCCTTGGATATGTCAAGATAATTATGAAGAAACTCTTAACTTTATTAATACGTGTAAAGCTGATTGGATTGGTGCTCACCTAGAATTAGGTGGATTTGAAGTTATGAGAGGTGTTACTCATTCAGGAGGAATGGATAGAAGCTTATTCAATCGATTTGAAATGGTACTCACAGGTCACTTTCATGTAGGATCTCATCAAGACAATATTAAATATCTTGGATCACAAATGGAATTCTTTTGGTCAGATGCACATGATCCTAAGTATTTTCATATCCTTGATACTGAAACACGTGTAATTACGCCTGTTAAAAATGACTTAAGATTATTTGAAAGGATTATATATGATGATACCAATAGAGATTATTCTAATTATGATGTCAGTGATTGCAATGATAAGTTTGTCAAAGTTGTTGTAAAAAACAAAGCAGACTTATTTACGTTTGATCGATTTATTGATCGTATACAAAATGAGAATATACATGAATTAAAGATCCAAGAAAACTTTAGCGAGTTTATGGGAGAGAATGTTATTGATGGTGATGTATCAATTGAAGATACTAGCGCATTAGTCGATGAATATATTGAGAACACTGATACAGATTTAGATAAAACACTTATCAAATCTAATATGCGTGATCTTATGAAAGAAGCACAAGCCTTAGAGTTATCATGATCAGATTTGAGAAAATTAAATACAAAAACTTCTTATCAACCGGAAATACCTTTACAGAAATAGACTTAAATAAATCAAAGTCTACTCTTGTTATTGGTCATAATGGTTCTGGTAAATCAACAATGCTAGATGCAATATCGTTTGCGTTGTTTGGCAAACCACACAGAAATATTACTAAGACTCAATTGGTTAATTCTATCAATAAGAAAGATACTATTGTAGAATGTGAGCTTATGATTAATACTGCAAAGTTTAAAATCGTTCGTGGCATATCTCCAAACAAATTTGAAATTTGGAGAAATGGGACAATGATTAATCAATCGTCTCATGCAAAAGAATATCAGAAAATTCTTGAGAATAATTATCTAAAACTAAATCATAAAAGTTTCCATCAGGTTGTCGTATTAGGTAGTTCTTCTTTCATTCCTTTTATGCAATTGCCTGGTGGTCATAGACGTGATGTTATTGAAGATCTATTAGACATTAAAGTGTTTACTCAAATGAACAAGCTTGCAAAGGAAAAAGCAAGTGCTTTAAAAGAACGCTTAAATGAAAATCATTATAACACAGAAGTTATAAAAAACAAAGTTGATACTCAAAAGAAATATATTAGAGATGTTAAAGTCTTAACTGAGCAAACAACTAAAAGCAAACAAGAAAAGATTGTTGAATACGAAACTGATATTAAAGAATTAAACGTAACGAATGGTGAACTATCAAGTGATGTTAGTTTAAATGAATCTGGACTTGAAGAGGAGTTAAAAAGTTTTCATGATAAAAAACAAAGCCTCAATACATACTTCCAGCAATTCAGAACGCAAATGGGTACTATCACAAAAGACGCTAAATTCTATGAAGAGAATTCTGAATGTCCAACATGCTCCCAAGAAATTATTGAAGAAGTTCGAGAAGAAAAACTCAAAAGTGCTAAGGATAAGGCAAAAGAACTTAAATCAGCTATGGAGCGTGCTTCGCTTGAATCCACCGACGTTGAAACTAATATTGGAAGGCTCAATAGTTCTTTTGCGAACCTCAGAGAAAAGCAGAAGAACATTCATTCTAACAATCAAGAAATCAATAGGCTGCAACGACAAATTACAAGTATTGAAACTGAGTTAACTACAAATGTAACAGCTGATTTACGTGAAGCACAAAAAGATCTTGAAGGATTAAGTGTACAACGTGATGCATTGCTTGAGTCTAAATTTGAAATGAATGAGACACAGCAATATAATTCTATTATTCTTGAGTTGTTAAGAGACACAGGCATTAAAACAAAAATTATTAAACAATATTTACCTGTTATAAATAAACTCATTAACCAGTATCTTCAAATACTCGATTTCTTTGTCCACTTTGATTTAGATGAAAGCTTTCAAGAAACTATTAGATCTCGCCATAGAGATTGGTTTACATATGATAGCTTTAGTGAAGGTGAGAAGCAACGAATAGATTTAGCATTATTGTTTACATGGAGACAAGTTGCTAAAATGAAAAATTCTGTTTCTACTAATCTTTTGATTCTTGATGAAACTTTTGATTCGAGCTTAGATCATGAAGGTGTAGATAATCTTATGAAGATACTATATAGTTTAGATGAAGACTCTAACGTATTCGTTATCTCTCATAAAGGTGAGATCCTTGACGGCAAATTTGATGAAAAGATCGAATTCGTCAAGGAAAAGAATTTCAGTAAAATGAAATAAATGGTGTACATTCACCACAAACTATGGTATAATATACTATATTAAATAATTAAGGAACTTTGTTATGGAACTAAATGATACAACCCTTGAGGTGCTAAAGAATTTCGCCTCTATTAATCCTAATCTCGTTGTCAAAGTCGGTGATGAAATTAGCACAATCACAGAGGCCAAGAATGTTTTAGCTTCTGCTAAGATCGATATCCCTTTCCCAAAAGAATTTGGTGTATACAATCTTTCAGAATTCTTGAATGTATTGAATTTGGTCGATAAACCAACCCTAAAATTTGACGATAACTTTGTAACTATCAGTGACTCATCTGGTAGATCAAAAGTCAAATACTTCTTCTCGGACATTGAGATGCTTACTGCACCAAGCAAAACTATCACAATGCCAGAAGCTGATGTAACCTTAACACTTGATGCATCGACGTTAGCTAAATTGAGGCGTGCAGCTTCAGCTTTAGATAACTCGAAAATTTCAATCTCGCCTAAAGATGGGACATTGGAAGTTTCCGTTGTTGATCCTGCTAATGCTACATCAAACACGTTCACTACAATAATTGATGGTGAATATAAAACCACAGACTTTACGTTTGTGTTCGATATCAATAACCTTAAAATTATTGATGGAGATTACGAAGTTAGTATCTCTAGCAAACTAATCTCAAAATTTGTTAACAAAAGCAAGGGTGTCCAATACTGGATTGCACTTGAAAAATCTTCAACGTTCGGAGCATAAATCATGGCAGAAGAAAAAAAGACTGAAGCAGCTATTGCTGCTACACCAGATGCGGATGAGCCGCATTCACAGATCTACGATATTTCAAATCGTAGTGCAAGATCAACTATCGCAGTCATTGATGCTGTCACTCAAAGAGGTGGTTTCAAAGGTGAAGAGTTGTCTACAATTGGACAACTACGTGATCAATCTATTCAGGTTATCCAATTGTGCGAAAACTATCAGCAAGAACAGGCATCTAAGTAATCCTACTTCGTTGTGAATTAAATTATATTATGAGGATTAAAATATGTCAGACCAGTTTCTCTGGGTGGAAAAGTATCGTCCACGCACTATCGCAGATACAATCTTACCTGATGCAATCAAAGCTACATTTCACCAGATTTTATCTGGTGGTGAGCTTCCTAACATGCTTTTTACAGGCACAGCAGGTTTAGGTAAAACAACTGTAGCCAAGGCTTTGTGTAATGAACTCAGCCTTGACTATATTATTATCAATGGATCTGAAGAAGGTAACATTGATACACTACGAACTAAAATTAAACAGTTTGCTAGTACTGTCTCGCTTCAAGGTGGCTACAAAGTAGTTATCCTTGACGAGGCAGATTATCTTAATCCACAATCGTTTCAACCAGCTCTTCGTGGTTTCATTGAAGAGTTTAGTAACAATTGTCGATTCATCTTAACTTGTAACTTCAAAAATCGAATCATTGAACCATTACATTCTCGTTGTGGTGTCTACGAATTTAACACATCTAAAAAAGATATGGCATCATTATGTATGTCATTCATGGATCGAGTTAAATACATTCTTCAAACTGAACAGGTTGCTTTTGATGAAAAGGTAATCGCAGAACTCATTATGAAATTTGCACCTGATTGGCGTAGAGTACTTAATGAATTACAACGATATAGCATGTCTGGTACTATTGATGCAGGTATTCTAAGTAAATCATCTACTCAAAACTTTGAGGTTGTATGTCAATACTTAAAAGAAAAAGATTTCAAAAAGATGCGTCAATGGGTCGTAAACAATATAGATACAGATGCTAGCGCTATCTTCCGTGGCATATACGATATCATGGGTGATAAGGTTGAAGCTCAATCAATACCACAATTAGTTCTTATCCTTGCAGATTATCAATACAAAAACGCGTTTGTTGCTGATCACGAACTAAATGTTGTAGCATGTTTAACGGAGGTTATGG